AGCCATAACTATTTTACACAATTCAGAAGATAGATTTCTAATCTTATTAGTTACTCTTTTATTTTCATATTTTAGTTTGAGTTTCTCCTGAATCTCCGCTTCAAGCTTTTCAGCTAAAGCCAAACTCTCTTTAATTTTCTCTACGCTAAATTTCTGCGAGCCGCTAGTGTTCTCCCCGATAGGTGAAACCTTTTTAGTAGTCTGAGGAGATTTAGAACCGTCAGGTCTACCCGCTGGCGCAGGTGCACCTCCTCCACCACCTCCTAAGAGAGGAGAATAGTAGCCTTGTTCTTTTAGCTCTCTGAATTTCTTTTGAGATTCCACAGACTCTTCTGGTTCAGGTAATCTACCAGAGCTGATAGCCTCTAATCCTTCTTCAGCAGTAAGAATACCGTATTGAATAAGCTGAGCAACAACTCTATTCCAAGTAGTCTTGTCTTTGAGTTCTATCTCTTGAAAATGAGCTTTAGGATAATTTTTAAAACCTAAAGATTTACAAATACGTTTTATCTCATGATTAAGAAATTGATTAATGAAGGCATCGCGGCCTTGCTTTAATCTTTCTATGAATACTTGAATCTTGATACTTGTATTGGCAAACTTATCTTCTCCAACCAAAATGTTATTAAGGCCCATCTGAATGTCTTGATTGACCACGCTGTATTTCTTAGGGTCAAGAATGCCAGCTATATCTGGAATCACGAATTGAGCTTTTGTAGTATAATCGGAGACAAGAACTTTTCCAACAGATTGATTCTCAAAAAGCTTCTGCATAGTCTCAATACTTCTTTGATTGATATTCAAGCTTCCGTCTTTAAGCTCTGAACCCATGGTGATTAACAATATCGCTTGATTAGTTGTTCTAGTCAAAGCCATATCCATCTTCTTCATTTCCGACTTCCAATTGATGTCCTCTAGAACTGGGTAACCCATAGGGACTGCAAAAGGCTCGTAGTCCTGTTTTTTATAAAACACAGGGGTAACTTTATCAGGGTCTAACTTGAGGGAAATAATTCCTAGGTTTCTGCCCTTTAAAGCTTTTTTAGTTTCTGGATCTAAAGAGTCATAAACTTGTTGGTCCTCTTCTGTCTTTGGATTCTTAATTCTTTCTAATTCATAATCAGTAAGGATTTTATAATACATCCCTGAAAAAAACGATATGTTTCCTCCCATTTGAATGTCAGCAGGATTCAAAATAATGTACCTAGAGGGCAACTTGCTTTCTTCTGCAATTGAAGTTAGCTTGCTTCCACCATAAGTTTGGGTGATTCTTTTTAAATCATCTGGTTGAATTTTAGTATCAAATCTATGAATGAAACAATTTCCAGATCTATAATATTCTCTAAAGAATTTATCAAGAAAACTTTGCATATCAATCTTCTTGAATAAAGCATCTAAGAAGTCTCTTGACTTTTGACTGCCTCCTGTAAAATAAAGATTAGTAGAAGAGAATTCTGTCATTAGGTCGATGACATTCCTAAAGACAGCAAAATTATAATAAGCTTTCTGACAAAGAATTACTACGTCCCTTACATCAAGAGAGCTTTTGTTGTTTACTCCTTTTGAATACTTATAGGGGACTAAGCCATTATCGATATTCTCAAATCTATTTGTTCTTTCGATCTGGCCACCTACATTTCTGCGCTGTCTAGTCGACTGGTCTACAGTTGTATATGGAGAAGCCGCAAAGCTTGTCATCATTGGCTTGATCTCGTCTTCTTTCTTTCTTGTTTTCTTTGTCATTTTAAATTATCATTAAATGTCTGCCTTTTCCAGCAGTATTATTTCCGCTTACAAAAAGCGTCCCAATAGGTAAGCCACCCGTGTTAGGATGCTCTGGTAAATTGTTAAAAATTGCATACCCCCCTGAAAGACCGCTTACAGTAAGCATATCATTCACAGTTACCTTACCGCTAAGGTGAACATCTGAACCACTAAAGTAAGATCTATAATTACCTAGGCAAACTTTTTCCCCACTAACGTTTAGTGGATTAGTACCGTAAGGGCCAAAGTTTATTCTATCATCGTCAAAAACGTCTATAAGAGGCAAGCCTGCTTTATCTGTAACAGAAAATACTGGAGCGTCTGCACCGTATCCCGGAGCGACTGTAAGTAGAGAGCCGCTTACATCATCAAAAGTCACAGAGTTATTTGAATTGACTCTTAGGGTCACTCCATCATTACCAAAATTCACTAACTCGGTTTTTAGCCCAGCAGAGAAAGTCTTCTTAGCTGTAAAGTTGGTTGAGCTATCAGCATTTACATTAGATATTAAATTGGAAAGACTTGTACCTGTAGCTTCTAGACTAGTTTTTATATCACCACTCGTAGTTGATACATACCCAGTCATTTCAGGATATTCAGCTAATTTAGCCCAGCCCTCTTTTGCTGTGGAACTTCCTGTTACAACATATAAACCCCTAGCATCACCAGAAGAGTAGGCCAATGCTCCAGTCGCGGCAGATGTAGAAAAAGCCCCACTACCAGTATGATAAAAACTACCCGATTTCAAAAAGTCTCCACTAACAGTTGAAAATGCGCTTGACACATCAGATATGCTAGTAGAAAGAACACCACTCGCTCCTGTTGTAAAAGCTTCAGCATGACCTGATACGTCAACAGCTTTATCGAATAACAAAGTACCACTTGCATCCAAAGCACCAGAGACGTTAGATATCAAACCGGAAGTCCTAGACATAATATCTCCACTATATCCAGTCATAGAATTTGCGCCCCCAGCAGAAAGAGGAACATATCCTGAGGGGTTAGCGACGGTGTAGAATCCAGAAGATACTGTATCTGAACCTGAAAGTTTCTTTAAGAAAAGCTCTGTAAAGCTAGTCTCGTCTATCTGTCCACTTTTTATTTTACTAGGCATAAAAGCTTATTCGACTTTACTTACACTTAAAAAAGCATAATAGGCTCGAAAGTTTCCTTATTAGTATTAATTTCGGCCTTAGTTATGTCGTTATAAAGCTTAAGTCCCCAATTCGCCAACATTAATGAAGAATAATTATCTTTTCTGGCTTTATTGGCAGAAGTGGACCTTTTAAGGTGTTGGGGTAGGTCAAAATTTTGAGAACCCCTTGCTGTTGATTTATGCTCCACTAAGCTGCATTGCTTCTTAGTTTGGTAAATCATGTCGTCTTGATGTTCAATAAAATCAAGCATAGACCAATCTTTGCGGTCATCAATAAAAATGAGTTTTTTAGGATACGGCAATCTTATAGAGCTAGTCCTATTAAAAAAGGATTCATTAGAAGCTGTCCTAGAAGCGAACCAAATCTTTTTATAATCTATACAAGCTTGAAGATACTCATTAGCTCTACGAATAAAATTACTAGTAAATACTTGATTAAAACAAATTTGATAATTTTCTTGATTGTATTTTTGCTTAGCTTGCTTTAAAGTTTTTTGATACTCTACGCCTTCTGCATCAGAGTTTAAAGGTATAGTCTTTAAGTTAATACCTGCATCTTTAAAAAACTGAGATTCATTACAACTATCTAAATATGTATCAGAGCCAGCATTATCAAGACATATAAATACAATGTTAAAAGCCTGAAGAATATAAGCTAAATATTTTACATGTTTGTTAAGACTTCCTAATCCAGCGTATGTATGGACTAAAGTGCCTTGCCCTGTATTGTCGTCTATCTCCATTACAGACATAGCGAAATAGTCAGCAGTTGGGCTATCACTCATATTAGGGTCAATACCTAAAACATAACGTTTTCCACTTCTACCAACCATAAGAGTACAAGGTTCTTCGTCCCCTTTCAGAGTGCACAACTCCATCTTCTTTGCGCTAAAATAACTATCACTACCGTCAGTAAATTGAGCACAATACTCACGTTGAAACGAAAAATGAGATGAGCCACCTTCTTGGGCTTCTTCAATAATAGTTCTATCTATCATTTCTTCTGGCAAGGCCTCGTAGCCCATTTGAGATACAAAGTATTTAGCATCTCCTACTTCTTCGTCTGACTGAATTTTATTTACCCACTCTTGATAAGTCTTATATAGATTCTCAAAAGTATAACTAGCTGAAGATAGAGCTATCATCTTAGATTTATTTTCGAACTTAGTTCTTTCCTCTTCTTTTATAACTCCCTCTGCAACTAGCTTATCTTCTATTTCCTTTATCTCCATTCTGCGCTTCATGTCTTGAGGCGCAACAAGGAATGGCATCAACACGTTTTTAATTATGTCTTCAGGCAGTAGTAGGTACTCATCAAGAACAAGTATATTAGCACGAAAACCACGAATCTTTTCACCACTTAAAGGGATAGCGGTTATAGTGCCTCCGTTTATCTTCCATTCGTATTGGTCATTTCTTTTAGCTTTAGCGCCAAAAGCCTGAGCTAGGAGAGTAGCCTCTTTGGTCTCTACTATCTTTTCTATGTTATTAAAAATAAACCTAGCTGTACGAAAAGTCGGGCCAGCTATAAGTATCTTTGTATTAGGCTCGAATATGCACTGCAAAAAACAATATACTGAAGCTATGAAAGACTTACCGCAACCACGACCCCAAACACACATACTAAAGTTCCTATTGAACATACCCCTAAGAGTTATCTCTTGAAACGGCGCTAGTTTTATTCCGGTAAGTAAGTATGTAGTGAAGAACAAGTTATTTCTGAGAAATTCAGCAAGCGTACTGCGAGCTTGTTTTTCTTCAAGGAAACCTTCTATCTTTGCTAGTCTAGCATTGACATCCTCGACTTCTCTTTCGTATTTTTCAGGACTTGACCACATTATAATAAGTTAAGATCATAAGCTAACTGTAGATCTAGATCTTTATAATCATTACCGCAGAAAAAAAGTTTTCTAGTTAGTCTAGTCGCCTCTGTTCTACCTTTAGCAAATAGAAATTGTACATTGTCATGCTTCTGTATAATATCTCTCACGTTTCTCATGACATACTCTGGAGTGACCTGAACTTTCTTAGTAATGTATTTTAAGTAATTAAACTTCATCATGTTATCTAAAGAATTTTCTACGACTACGACAACATAAGCGCCTTGCTCTTCTGCTCTTTCTAATTCCCTAGAAAACCTATCGCAGCCACCAGTAAACGTGCCTATAAAATCTTTAGTCTCTTTTCTTTCTACATAACATTTATTACCTTCTTTGTCAAGCCAGTAATCTGCAAATTTTAAACCTTCTCTCCTAGTTCCGTAATTGATATTTAGAGGCTTCTGTTCTCTCGTATCAACTACAATCTCATAGCCTTCTTCTATATTCTCTTCTATCTTATTTTGAGGAAGTTTGTCGAATCTTTTTAGCAACCCAAGATCCCAACACAGATCGTAATAGTTACCAAAAAGTTTTTGATAATAAAATATAGGCGGCATCATTGACGAACGAAGTTCTACTTGAGTAGGAGAATATTTAATTTTCCTTCTCATCATTCTATCTTTAATCACTTGCACGCAAAACTTTCTAGCGTCTTCTTGAGATGCAGACTCTAAATACTTTTTCATATTAGGTCTAGAATTAAAATAGTTAGCAAAATAATGAGCTTTGTTTTTAAATTTAATTAAATCTCCAGTTAATAAATCTCTTCTTGGGTAATACTTTTGATAGTATTCAGCCATGCGCATTTTATGCTTACGAAGATGCATATGTAACTGCTTCTCTGTCTCAAACTTTTCTCCGTCTATTTTGCAGACGTGCTCTACTTTTATACATTCGCTAAGTGGTTTATCCATTTATTGCTTCCTCCTCTGAAAGGCCAAATATTCTGGCTTTTATATCATCTATGGTTGAAAGTTTTTCTACCTCATCTTTGACAGCTTTCTTTCTAAGCTCAGCCATCTTAATAAGCTCTCTACGACTCTCTTCCTCTTTCCAAGTCTCTACTAAATTAAGTATACTAGCATTCTCCTGAACTTGCTTGCTCAACCTGTCACTTCTTTTTTGCTTTAGGTCGCTAAGTAGCTTGTGCTGCCTATTAACGCAGGAGTTATATTCATTTTGAGCCGTACTGATAGCTTCAACCAAACTCATAGATATTCTTCTGCCCTCGTTGTCATTTGCGGTATCGTCAAGTAATCTTTGTAGCCTACCAACTCTTCTTTGAATATTAGACGCTATAACTACTTCTCCAGATAAAACAATATATTGGTCTACCTCTTCCTGTGTTAAGTCAGCTTTGTCATGGGTATACCTAACAAAAGAAGACTCAAAAAGTTCCCTTTCTGTTTCGTGTTCGTAGTTGTTTATCTGGTGAACAAATCTAAAAGTATGAAGATAGCCCATTAACTTCTCTAAATTTTTTTTCTGACGAGGGGTAATTTTATCTTTATCAATACCGCTGTCATGAACAAATCTATTGACCCTACTTAAGACTCTGTCCGGATGCTTAGGTGGTTTGTACTCAAACCTTTCTTGCTCTTCTTCTGGGGTCTCGAAATCTTCTCCTTCTAAGCTTTTGCAGTAGTCTGTGACCATTCTAGTTTCAGCGCTTAAACTAGTCAAGCTTTCATTGGCAAAAATTATACGAGACATCTCCACGTACTTCATCGTGCCCCTATGATTCCTTATAAACTCTTTGTGTTCTTCCGATAGCTCAGGCTTTTCTACTTTCTGATACTCGCTAGCCGGTATAGCATTAAAGTCTATTTCGCTTAGGTAAGACTTTACGGCTCGACCTTCTTTACTTCTGCCATCTTTACCTTTGAAGCCAGCGACATCTTGTATAAGATGCATTAATGATATATCTACATCTTCTCCAGCTAGAAAGCTATCTCTTACGGAGGTCAACGCAAATTTTTGTTCGTTTGTTAATGTTAGATCATTCATACTCTTATTTTTAAAAAGTCTGTTAAAGGTATATCTTCTTTTTGTAAGTTTAAAAAAGTATCTCTCTTAATTAGCATAGATTTTTTAATATCCCAACTGTCAGGATGACAAACGTAGTCTATAGTCAGAAGCTCTCTATCTTTGCTAACACATTTCTGGCCTTTGTGAAAACCAGTGGTCATAGCGAATACAACGTCTCCCTTTTTGGCCGTCAAATGTTTTACCTTATCCTTGCCATAAAAATTTTCTATTTCATTGTCTTGCCATCTATATTTTTCTAGTAAGTTATCAGGTTTGTTATCTACGCTACCCTCAACGTAAGTAAAAGGTCCATCTTCTACACTGTCCACATCTTTTAAATAAACAAAAGCCTTAAAGAAATAAGGCGAGTTAGGATCTACATGATACAAAGTTGTTCCGTCCGCATCAAGATCGTTAACAAAACTCTTTCTAAGATTTAAAGTACCAACAGCAGGGGTGCACTCGAAAAAAGATTTAGCAACCCCAACCAAAGTCTTATCAAAAATTATATCTGATATTTCAGGGACATTATAAAGCGGCTCAGGTACAGACAAAAATAATTGATTATTTCTAGCTTCAGACTGGTTAAGTATATTACAACCCTGCTCGCCAACTTGCCTGCCTAGCTCAGAATCAAATTCTATTTTTCCTCCGTCTAATATATTATTAAGTCTTTCACTAATCGTATCAATTAAATCTATTTTATTATTTAAGGCTCCTTCTAGCTTTAGCCAACCCTTCTCCCTTAGTTCTGTTGCTTCTTGTTTTTTGTCGGTTATACTTTTGTGAGTAGTGGGATATCTTAGAGATCTGCTAATAATACTATCCATCACCCTTTCTGCGTCTTGTGGTGAAAAGTTTTCTATATAGCCTTCGCTACTTATCTTGACAGTATTTTTTAATTCAGGAATATCAATCATATCCAATCTAAATCATTCTTTTCTAAAATTTTTCTAGCTTTAGTTAAAATAGACTTTTGTATATTCTTTATTTGTTTGTAACCGGGGGTTCTGTTTTTTTCTGTGGTTTTAAAATTAAGAGTTTCTGCTATCTCTGACTCTGTTTTGTTCATCATGTAGAATCCTTCGTACACTATCCATTCGTTAGGCTTTAAAATCTCTTTAAGTTTTTTGTTTAATTTTAATATACCAAGTTCTATATCTGCTGGAGAAACCTCTACTTCATTAACTTGCTCTCTATGTTTTTCTAGAGGTAAAGCCATTTTGACATCATAAGCAGATTTTTTCTTAAGTAGCCAAGACTTATAAAGAGGACATCTGTCGTCTTGATTTCCATATATAGAGCAGGCAGAGTCTGGTTCAGCAGCGGCACACTTCAGACAAGGCTTGCAGTAATTACTATAATTATTTCTAATTAAGTTTTTGAGCTGGTTGGAAATTATTCTATTTAACCAAGGAGCCAGAGGTTTAGAATTATCATATAAATGCCACTTTTTGTAAATATGTATTTTTAGAATTTGAGATATATCATCAAAATCCATCCATGCAATAGAGGTTAGAGTCCACTTATTTCTTCTTTTAGAAATCTCTTGGTCAATAACATCTATACAGTCCTCAAATTTTTTTTCTTGAGCCTTCTTTTTGGGCATTTGGTTTAGGTATCTTCTTCACCTGAGTCTTGCGCAGGTTTAACTAAGCTACCCAAAGTCTGAGAATCTCTCCTTGGAAAATACGACGCTTGCATATCTAGTTCAAGAGGAGGTATATCTCTACTAATTGATATTTCCTCTTCTTCAACTTCAATTGCTGCCGCAACCTCTTTTATAGGGGCCGCTGGCTTTTGACCTGTAGATAAATTAGTTCCACAAGACGTACAAAATTTTGGCTTCTGCAGCAAAGAGGACTTAGCCTCCATTACCCAAGGGTTGGATTGACCGCAGCTCTGACAATAAGTAACTTTTTTTAACTTAGACATATCTTTTATAACTAAGCAAATAGTTATTACAACTAGATACCTTTTAAACAAAAAATGTTATGTCAAATTACACATTTACGAACAACGATGGGATAAAATATAAGATCTATAGAAAGAGACCTCACTATAGTTATAACGCAGATGGCCTGTGCGATCCTCCAGATTACAAAGGACCCAAGATCCACATTTCGCCAGATTTACCCCCAAAAAGAGAAATGGCTGTGATGATGGAAGAAGTCTTTCATGCTTTCTTCTGGGATGTACCTGAGAAAAAAGTAAGAAGATTCTGCAGCACTTTAACCAACATCTTACATAAAGATGGCTGGAGACAAACTGTGGTTAATAAAGAAGACTAGCTTACTGTTGTTACATCTTTAAACTTAGTCACTAAGAACTTGACAAGCTCTGATCTTACAACATCAGACTCATCAAATTCGAAAGTATTTATGCCGAAATCTTTACTCTCTTTATCGGTAAACAGATTTTGTATTTTCTCAAAGCCTCCTCTAGCTCCATTCTTTAGGTCTGTCTGAGCTGGGTCAGCTAAAACAAAACATTTAGAGCTCATGCCTAATCTGGTTAACACCGTGACAATTTCTTTAACAGTACTGTTTTGGCATTCGTCAAATATTAAGCATTTAGAATTCCAACTCATGCCTCTGCAAAAATTAACTGGATAAGTTGAAACCCTTTCGTCTTTTTGAAGTTTTTTGATTACATTGGGGCAGACCAATTCCTCTAATTTATGAAGAAATGGCAGATTATAAAAATGAAGCTTTTGATCGGCGTCACCCGGCAAGAAGCCCATTCTAGAGTCGGAACTTTCTACAGCAGACCTTACATAAACTATTTCTGAGACTTTCCCCTCATTTAATAAATGTAAAGCGCAATAAACGCTAAGTAAAGTCTTAGAACATCCAGCTGGACCTTTTGCAAAAAGTATTTTAGATTCTTTGTTTAAAGCTATCTTAATAAACTCTTTTTGTTTTTCTGTCCAGTCAAAGTTTTCTATATGAAACTTTTCTCGAGGTCTAATTGGCTCTCTTTGTAGAGCTCTACCCTTAGGATTACCCAATTCTTCTAGAGAATCAGCCAACTGATCAACTCTTATTTTAGGCATGTTAGTTTTTAAGCTTGCTCTTCCATAGGTTTGATTTTCTTTTCTAATCTCAAACCTTTAATGTCCTCGTTAGCAATATCTACTTTTGTTTTAGTGTCGTTGAAATAGAATGTAGTACTTCTTAAGCCTACTCTTACGATCCTACAAACTCTTCCTCCCATGATGTAAACATCATCAGATTTTATACCGCCAAAAAGAGACATGGAAACTGCAGCTGCAAAACTAGTTATGGTCTCTTTGAAAATAATTCCTGCTGCTCCCGCTAGCAGTAGCCAACCGTGTTCGCCGATAAAATTCTGACCGGC